CAGTAGAAAATGTTTGCTGTGTACCATCATCTTTAGCACACGTAATATCGGCAATAGCCTGTTCTGCAAACGCACTGGTTGGTGAAGACACCATGAACATAGTCGCTATAAATAAAACAATCCCTATGCGGAATAGTTTATTCAATTACTTCTTAGAACCTTTTTCGTATGATGCAAATACTTCGTCTACTTCAGCCTTAGTTAATTTACCATCTTCAAGGTATGCACGGCATAACTTTTCAACAATAACTGCACAAGCACCGATACCTGCCATTGCTGCAGACTTCCATACCTCAACACCGAGGATAGAACCAGCACCAATAACACCAAGGCAAGCAACCGCAAAGGCTGCCACTATTTTCTTGCCGATCTCTAACATTTATTCTCCACTCTCTTTCACATGTTGTCTAAACTCACCCTTGAGTTCAGATACTTCTTTAGTAACTCCATCGAGTTTCTTATCCATACTGTTTATGTCGTATGAAATACGATTAACTGCTTCACGCAGGCCACCGCCATTAGGTCCAAACTGAGATTCAATACGGTCAAGTCTTACTTCCAAAATGTTTGAGCGAGCTGCACTGTTTGCTTGATGTTGATCTATCTTGCGCCAGATCTTCCATAGTGCAAACAACAAGCCCCCTACGATGGATACTATTTGTGCCACACTTGCCCAGTACTGAACACCCATTAGGTAGTTCTAATCTGAACGTAAATAATTCCACCAAATCCCTGGAACCTGCGGTCGGGAGGAGAGATACGGTCAAAGGTTATTTTTTCGATAAGACCTTCAACTTGCTCACCACTTGTAAAGTCTTGAATGGTTATGGTGTCACCATTAGATTCAATGTTTTCCAATGCGTTTAAGCGTAACCAGGAACGGCCATCCCAACCAACCATGATGTTGTTGCGATCCTGCTCAAAGTCATAGCACAGCAAGGGTACTGAAATGCTTCTAGTTCTTTTATTTGCAGGTAGTGCTTTAACTTGATAGCCAACAATACCGCCACCCTCAGAGGTATCAGTAGAGCTGCGCCCTAGAGTAAATCTAAAGGCTAGTTGCTCTTGTGCTGTAGTTATATTGGTTGTAAAGTCTTGATCTGCTGATGCCTCACTACCTACGGTAATAACGCTTACAACATTGCCATCTTTAGTAATAGTTGAAATTGCAACAGAGCCTTGGAATGGGGAAGCTATGCGAACCTTAACTAACTTAAAGTGCTTTTTCTCCATGGTGTTGTAACGTATTGCGCCAGTGTCTAAGTAACCAGATGCAACTAACTGAGTTGGGTGCTGGAAGAATAAACCAGTACCTTCAACAACAAAAGCAATGCGATTAGTTTCACCTATGAAAGCTACGGCATTACAGTTACCAGTTGCTGCTGAGGTAAGGTCATTAGCCCATGGGTACAACCCATCACTATTGGGTGTGGATAGATCAATGCGAATTAAACCAGATTTACCATCAATGTCTTGAGTTACAGTTGCATAAGCAAAGCGATCCTGAAAAGTAAATCCAGTAATGTGGTCATTGGAACTTTGATCGTAGGTTAGACCGCCATAAGCTATGCTACCTGCAGCATCTATTAAACCTACACGCACACCTTTATTACTTCCGATAAGCATGTACTTACCAAGGTATGTTCCAAGGCTAGTTACATGTTCCTCATCTGGAAAATCTGCTGCTGTTACGGCAGATGTTAATGTGGGTAAAGTTCCGTCTGCATCTAGGCTTACCTTGTAAATAGCTGAAGTTGTGCCAGCAAATCCCGAAGCATAGATTGCAGTTGGACCTTCAACAATAGAGGTCCACTTCCAGTTTGAGTTTGGATGTGTATACAAAGCAGTCGGTAGGGTAGGACCAGTTCCAACCAATTCGTATAAGGATGCGCCAATGCCAGCAAACAAGCGCTGCTTAACCCACCCTGTAGATACACTGGCTGTGCCAGTATCCCAGATCTTAGAGCCAGTACCTGATCCAGTTAATAGACCCTTGTAGATACCAGTGCTATTTGCTGCGTAGTAGTTTGTACCATCTTGAGCCAAGGAAACTATGTCGGATCCAGATCCACCGTAGGTTACGGTAGTAACACTTCCAGTAGAGCCAGTAGGAGCAACGCGCTTAAGAGCTGAACCGTCAGATACAAAAACACAGGACACATTGTTACCGTCAATGGCGCCAACAAGTTGGCTTTCAGTAGATACTGCAAGTACATTAACCACGTCAGACAATAAGGTTGCTTCACCTGGAGTCCATACGTTTACACCATTTGATTGATTGAATCGGTAGATAACATCATCACCCTGCAATGGCTCAAGGTAGTTAATGCCTGCGCCTAAATGCCAAGAAGACTGGGACCGAAGCCACCAGCCTTCAAAGGTTTGCTCACCTGGTTGTTGGGTAAGATCCAACTGTTGTCGTTTATAGGACGCAGTTTCCCTGTGGTATGGGTACTTATCAGATGCACCCAAGAAGAATGGTTCACCACCAATAGCTACGTCATACACATTGTTTTGGTTTGTGTAGAGAACAGTAGTTTGTGATGGACGACCTATGGGATTGACTGGATCTTCTGTAATACTGTATTCAGCCATTATTACCAATTCACCGTACCTGTTCCTGCTGTAATGCTAGTTACTTTGAATCCACCTGAAGGTGCAGCAGTTGAACCAGTTAAACCTGCGCCGATAGTTATTGTAAAAGTATCTGGGTATTTTAATATGATAATGCCCGAACCGCCGTTGCCACCGTGAGGTCCTGATACACCTGCACCTCCGCCACCGCCTGAACCAGTATTAGTAGCACCAGCACCACCTTGTGTATTAACACCTCCAGTACCACCACCTCCAGCGCCTCCTGCTTGAGCAGTACCACCATTAGAGTTACCACCACCACCACCAGCACGTGTTACTGAAGTTCCAGTAATAGAGGATGCAACACCTCCACCACCTGTACCACCTGCATTACCATTTCCACCGATGCCACCGTTTCCACCAACAGCACCAGCACCTGCGCCACCAGCACCACCGATAAATGCACCCTCACCACCTGTGAAACCTTGTGAAGCAGTGCCTGAACCACCAGAACCACCAGCACCAGCATTACCACCAGAGCCACCACCACCAGAACCACCAGCAGCACCATTACCGCCAGTATCTGAACCACCTCTACCACCACCGATAGAAGTTATTGTTGAAAAAACACTATCTGCTCCATTTGTACCAGCGCCACTATTACCGCCAGTACCACCCTCACCTACAGTAACGGTATAAGTAACACCACTTGATAAATTTAATACTGATTCTGCACCAGCACCACCACCAGATGATTCACCAGTTACACTAGAGCGATAACCACCAGCTCCGCCACCACCACCTGGTCTATCTTGTAATCCAGAACCACCGCCACCACCAGCAATAACTAAATAAATAACATCAAATTTTGGTTTTATTGATGATGCTATGATTCCTAAAGTTTTTCTCATGCTCCAAGGTCTCCAACAATTACCCAAGTATTAGCAGCACGTTTAATAAAACTTGCACTTGACCATTGAGTACGGAGTTTAAGTCCAGGTGTTCCATTGAGTGTTACACCAGCAGCACCTGCTGTTGTAACTACTCCAGTTCCAATATTTATGATGTCTATAGTTGAACCAATAGGAAAACTGTAGGTTGAATCTAATGGGATTGTTACAGTAAATGTTCCATTAAGTTCAGTTAAGTTAACTTCGTCTCCAGCAGTAAGGGTGTAAGCACCCGTTTTAGCAGCAGGAATTGTGTACAGTTTGGGAATCTTGCTATCTATTTGTGTTTGAATAGCGGAAGTAACACCATCTACGTAACCAATTTCAGTTGCACTAACTGTTGAAGATACAGCTAACTTAGTCCAGTCAATAGCAGCGCTGGCATTGATGTCAGCATTAACAATGGTGCCATCGGCAATCATGTTTGAAGTAACTGCACCCGTTGCACCAGTTACACCCGTAGGTAAAGTAACCGTGCCAGTAAATGTTGGTCCAGCCAAAGGTGCCTTTAACGCAAGGTCACTTGTAAGGTTAGTTACAGCAGCTTGAGCAATAGTTACAGTGTTGTTTGTGCTGTTAATAGTTTTATTAGTTAGTGTCTGAGTGTCTGTTGTACCAACAAAGCTTCCAGTAATACCATGAGCACCAGACTCAGCGGCAATGTGGGACTGAGATTCAGTCATGTCACGTGCAGAAATAACGTGCTTAACTATTTCGCCAGCAACGTGAGCTTGGTCAGTTGTTCCATCTACGCCACGACCAGCAATGTTACCACCGCCAGCAACCGTTGCACCTACGGTAAGAATTGTACCAGACGCAGCAACAACGGTAACAAGTTCTTCACTACTTGAGTCGTATCCTATTGCGATTGTGTATGGATAAGAGGTTGGAAAACCAGCTGTTGAATTTACTTCAAATGTAAGTTCTGTGCTTGTAATACCAAACTTAAGTGTTGTGTCAATGGCAACGGATGAATAATAACGGTTAATTGCTGGCATGGTTTACCTATCGGGTGTAATGAACGCGGACTGGGAAGTATTCTTGCTGACGACGTATCTCAGCGTTTAAGCGATCTTTGTACTGAGCAAAGAGATAACGGGAAACTTGTGCGCCAGCACCTGATGGATTGGACTGGTCAATAGCATCTGCTTCTACGGACATACCTGTAACGCGAGCCTGATCTAGGTAAGCAGCTACGCGGTATGAAGCACCAAGAAGAATAACTTCTTCAGAGGAGGAAGTTAAACCTGAGTCTGTAAATTCATCTGAGTTAAGTACAAGTTTGCTTGGTTGCTTAGAGTAAACTACGTTTACTGTACGGCCAGGAACAATGCCATCATAAATAGATAGCGACTTACCTGTGTTAAATGTTTGTGGGTTTGCTGTCTTATCAATGCGCCAACGGCGTACTGGTAACCATTCCTTTGTAGGACCTACGGTCTGCCAGGATACAGCAAGCACATCTATTGCATCTGAAGGTAATTGGTATGTAGATCGTGTAGCTACAAATGAGAACGTGGTGTAGAACGTACCAAATAGATCAGGGTACACACCAGCAATAGCGTTGTTAAGTGCTTTTTTAATTACCACTCTTGGGTATGCTGGGCTAATAACAACACGTGCACCAACAGAATGTGGTGCTACCGTTGAGTTACGAAATCCTCGGCCAGATGGTGCAATGTAAGCGATGCCACTGGTGCGGTCAAAGCGATCAACCCATACAAGTTCATCATCAATTTCTACAAGGCCACGGGATAAAACCGTACCATCTTGTACTGTAAATTGAATGTCCGCCTCAACCATTGCTACCGTTAGGTACGTTGCTTGGTCCTGGCGTTGGGTATAACCAGCCACATTGATGAGAACTTCATCAACCATGTCTCCAAAATTCATGCTGTAATCCTCGCTGCAGCTTCGTTCTCACCAAGGCCAGAAGTACCAGCCAATTTGTTTAGTGCACCTTGAACAGCAAGACCAGATGTTCCAGCCTTGCGGTTCAAAGCACCTTGAAGAGCAAGACCACTGGTGCCAGCCCAAATGTTTGCAGCACCTTGAGCCTCGTAACGCGGGACATTACTAGCGTCCAATGTTCCAGCTAAACGATTGAGGTGGTATTGCATTGTGCGTCCATCACCAGCAGCCATAATTACTTACCCTTCTTTTAGAATTATTATTTAGAACCGCCAACGCCTTCGTAACCGCCACCTGGTTTGTCAGGCTTGCCAGTTAACTTGTCGTTGATTTTTCCAATTTGATTTCCATTACACTTACATTCAGCGCACATTACATTCCAACTTCTTTCATTGTTCTTGATGTTGCTTTATCTATGGTCTTTGCGGCTGGCATGGTACTTGCGTCATACGCCCTGCCCAAAGTTTCACTAGCTTTTTCAGCTTCAATGATCTGACCCATACGAGTGCCTGCTGGCTGTATACCCTGTGCTCTAGCGTTAGCGTAAGCATCAAGCTCGCCATTCCATTTAGCACTAGACATTGCTTTACCACTGGCTGCATCGCCAGCGTTCATTTGGATGTTAGAAGCACGTAAACAATCACCCCATGTGGCGTGGTCTTGTGTGCGACAACCTGTTCTACATGCCATTAGTTTGTCCCTTCAGCATGAATTGGTAATTATCAATAAGGCGTTGATCTGCAGGGTTTCCCTCTACTGCTAATCGTGCCCATTTTTTAGCCGAACCCTTTTTACTTAGGTTCCAGGAAGCAATGGCTAAAAGATCGTATGCTCGCCACCTGTAGATTGAACTGTCAATTAAATAGTGGCTATCCATTTTAAGTTTATTTACTTTATTAGCTGCATCAAAACATTCTTGCCAGCGTTTCTGCGTATACATGAAATGCGCTAAGGCAAACCATGCTTCCATCTGGTCTGGAGCTAACTCAGTTCCTTTTAGGAACCAACCAACTGCCCGTTCTGGCTTGCCTAGTTCGACCAGACTATCGCCAGCACCGCGACAAGCGGCAGCAAGCTCAACAGGCCAGCTACCTTCCACTCGGCTTTCAGAGAATAATTGTTCTGTCTCACGAACTGCGTTCTCCCATTGTCTGTTAAAGTAGTATTCTCGAATAAGGTAAAATCTAATGCGGGAATCTCTTGGATCTTCAGCTACACCCATTTGCAATAAATGCAAGTATTGTGACCTTGGTTTACTATCATCTGGCTTGTGATACACCATAGTTTCCACAATTATGTCTTGCTCTTTGCGTGGCGGGTAAGCCATTGTTACTTCGTGGCAAGGCTTAACCCATCGGTATCCATGTCTAGCATGAATACGGTTATTGTTCATCCATTGCTGGCCAGTGTCCCACATAACCCATGCACGTTCCGTGCCTGGAACCCAAGCCTGTCTTAGCTTGTCAAAGAAGTCTGGGTCTGGAATCTCGTCCATGTCCAAGGAGACACACACATCCACGTCAGCAGGCACAAGGGCCAGTGCTGCATTGCGAGCATCATCAAAGCGAAAAGGGCTTACGTTGATTTCGTAGGTCTCTATGCGGTATTGGTTAAGTAGTTGTACTGTGTTGTCTGTTGACCCAGTATCTGCTACTATTCGTATGTCAGCACCTGCTGTAGCTTTGGCCCAGCGAGCTACATGTTTAGATTCATTAAGCGCAATGGCATAAACAGCAATCTTCATGCTATTATCCTAGCACACTAGCCTATGGGCGTAGTGAGGACTTATTAATTGCAACACCCTTACAGCACTCTGCGTATGATTCACAGTCCTGCGTTGGGCATCCTGTTCTACAAGCCATTAGAACTCAATGACAGTGATGTTTGAAATTGTTCTGAAACTACTAGCAGCATCTCCGTCAGAGTTACTTCTGTTTACTACTATTGTTCCAGCGGCATTCTGAAAAACTTGTATTTTGTAAGTAGTGGCGCTTGTTGTGGCTGGACTGTCTAAAAATAACAATGGAATAGTAGCGTGTGTTGGACCGCCAGTTCCACCGATATTAAAATATCTACCACTGGTTGCGGATGTTCGTGACCCAGGAGTATCACCAATGCCTATTGGTGTTGCGCCTCGCATAAGTCGTAACGCCACAAGTACATCGGCGGTTACACCTACATCAACATTAGCCATAATAAGTATTTGCTTGGCACTTGTGCTTGGTGTAATTGTTACTGATAATCCAGTAATGTCTGTCCATGTTGAATTGGCGGTAGTTGTAAAAGTATCAGATTTTGTAGTGCTTAAGGCACGTGGTAGGGCAGTGTTCATCTGCGCTGTGGTGGAGTATGCAGTCAGGTCGGTCTGCGCTGAGGCAAGTTCTACAAACTCTGTACCAGTCCAGACTCTCGCTTTCTTAGCCAACTAAGGCACCTACTTCAGCATCGGTTAGTCCTAGCGCTGATAGTTTTGCTAGCGCTGAGACACGGGCATCAGCCTTGGCATCTTGTTCTGCCTGTTGTGCTACTGCTTCTGCTTGCATGACTTCACGATCAGCAAGTTCTTCCGCTGTTAGTGGTCGTTCGTATGACTCACCTGTAGCGGCATCAACGATTAGTGCTTTTAGTTCTTCCATGATTAGTTCCTCATTCCGTAGATTCTTAATGTGCCAGTTAAGTTAGCAGTTGCTACAATAGAAATTCCATCAAAACTACCTGTCACAACGTGACTACCATTTATCATTGTTCCAATTGCACTACCACCATTGTATCTAACACCCTGTCCAAACCATGCGGCTCTACGAGTTGCAACTTGTGGGGCTGTAATAGTTGCAATGGCTGAAGTAGATTGTTGACTAGATGTGTAAGCGTAAGACCAGTTCCAACCTGTTGCAGTAGAACTTGAAATGCTAGTCCATGAAGGACCTACACCTTGATACCAACCATACCATTGGTGGTAATCAGTATTTGTAACTCCACTTGAACGCAATTTGGTTGATATTTCCGTGTCTCCTGCGGCAGTGCAATTTAGTACAAGCATATAATTTTCGTATGCACTAGTAAATACACCATCAATATTTGTTGTGGCTGCACCAGAGATTGTTGTAGTATTAACTAACACCAATCCACCCTGACTGGCTACGTCTCTCGCTCTTGTCATTATGCCGCCTCGTATGTAAACGCAACTAAAATTTTATCAGTTGACTTCCAAGTAAAAGGAATGGTTGTGCTTGCATTAGCAGGAGCAACATAAGTACCACTCGCTGTCATAACATATGCGGCTACAACATCAGTAGTTTCGTATCTGTTAATTGCGGGCCAATCTCCAGCGCCTGTAGAAGTTAAGGTCCAAGCCGCATTAACATAAGTTGTTGACGCTTGTTTAGCAACTGGTAAAGAAAGTTGTAAACCAGTCAGCGTAAAACTTGTACCAAGAGTTATGTGTACATAACCATGAACAGTCTTACCAAGTTTGGCATAACGAGCGGTCATTGTTCCACCAGTTCCAAGTGTAAATCCTGTGAGTGTTGGTGTGTATGCAGTCCAAGCAGTAGCAGGAAAATCTAACTGCGTTGCAAACTTTCCATCCAATGTTGTCTGAGTGTAAGTATCACCAACGCTGTAGGCAATGATGGACTCAATCATTACTACATCACTGGCGGTTAGCGCTGTTAATCCTGTAACAGTTGTGCCAGTTGAAGCAACGTAGTCTGAGCCACGAACCTGTAAGACACCGTTGATGAATACGCTTTCGTACCCTGGTGTGTACTCCAGCGCTAGAGAGTTGTTGTCGGTACCACTTAAAGATGTTTCTCCACCAGACATTGTTTTAGTCCAGCGGTAGTAAAGAGTTGAATCAACGCTAGGTACATCTTCATCGCTATCAATCCAGATGTCACCTGTAGCTGGGGTTGATGGTTGTGAAGTCTGGTACTTGATAGGCGCTAGGACTGCAGCTTGGCCGATCTCAACCCATTCGTTTGCAGCAGAATCCCATACATAACCTGGTCTAGTTGTCATTAGTTTCCTCTATTACAGGTGCAACAAATACGTCATTAACTTCATCATATGTAAGACCAATGCCAGCAAATACACCACGAATGTTTCCATTGTACGAAGTACGAACGCAACGTTGTCCACGCTCGTAAGCATAAAATGCTTCCCAGTCGGTAATACCTGCGACTACTTCATCTTCGTTGCGACCAACGATAACTTCAGTAACAATATTATTTTCATCCAAAAATGCGTAGTGTGCCATTACCATTTTCCTATCGGACAGACTGCTGTTTGCAGTTTTACTTTTTGAACCATAATACATCCACAATGTTTACATATACCAGCAATTAAAGATGAGCATTTCTGACAAGTAGAAAGTCTGTCACTTGCAATTTCGTCAAGTGTTCTTGGATGTTTATTTTTATTGAATAAGTGCCATGGTTTACTTTTCACGAAAAAGTCACGCTTCCTGTACCTGCAGTAAATGATGTTACTTTATTGGCACCGACTGTTGCTGTAGTGCCAGTAAGTCCTGCACCAATAGTAAGCGTGCGTGCAGACGGGTAAGATAAAACTACAATTCCAGAACCACCAGCACCGCCACTTGGGTCGGGAGAAGTACCATCCATATTACCGCTAGCACCACCACCACCACCAGTATTTACTGCACCAGCAGTACCATTGGCTTTGTAGGCACCCGCATTACCGCCACCGCCGTTACCGCCGACACCGCTTGCTCCACCTCCACCACCACCAGCGTAAAAAACTGCTGAACCAGTACGAAGAGAGTTACTTAAACCAACACCACCAGTACCGCCACCAGCACCTCCGCCGTCACCTCCTGCCGCACCAGCACCTCCGCCGCCACCTCCAAGATAACCACCGCCAGCATTACCTTGACCAGCAGTACCAGCACTACCAGAGCCTGAACCGTAACCACCCCAGCCACCACCAGAGCCACCAGTGCTTCCAGAACTTTGGATAGCACCACCACCGCCACCACCAAGTGCTGTGATTGTGCTAAATACTGAATTGCTGCCATTATTTCCATTAGTAAAATTAGCAAATCCACTACCACCAGCACCTACGGTAACTGTGTAACTGGTTAATTCAAGGTCAATAGCACCAGTTAAAAATCCACCTGCGCCACCGCCACCAGGATAAACACCACAGCAATGGGAACCAGCCCCACCGCCTCCGCCCGCAACTACTAAGTATTCTACGGAGGAAGCAACACGAGATGGAATGTTTAGGTTTCCAGTACCTTGACCAAGCCAAGTACTTACTTGGCTAGATGAAACCATTCGGTGTAAAGGATTAGCCATTACGCAATCCTGTTTACATAACCTGAAATCGTAATTACGTTGGTAGTAGCAGCATAAGCAGCAACTGTGTTAGCGGCAGCACCAGTACCAGTCAAAATTAAACCTGGAACAACTAAGGTTAAACCAGAGGTAGCAGGGATTGACAGTTTAATTTCATTATCAACCGCAGTTACTCCACCCCATTGAATTGTTAATACAACTGCAGATGCTGATGAGTTGTAGGCGTATAACCAAACTTCATCTTCTATTGTTGATGAAACACCAGTGGCGTGAATAGTCGTGCCAGCGCTACCAGAAGTAGTAGCAGCAACCTTAATTGCTTTACCTTGTGTTGAACCTGAAAGAAGAACCTTAGAGTAAGTTGCCATTTATATTCCTATCCATAAACCTGTGAGGCTATTATTAATTGGTCGGTATCTGGAAGGTTATCAGCCTTCAGAAGAAAATCATTGGTGTTAATAACTGATGCAACAGCATCTGAGTCAACCCAAATGTCGCCGTTAGCAGGAGCAGCTGGCGCTGTTGGTTGGTAGATAATTTGGTTGCCAGTAGCACCCGTTGGTCCTGTAGGTCCAGTTGTTCCCGTTGGTCCAATGGGTCCCGTAGCACCATCAACGCCTATGGTTCCATTGGTACCAGTAGCACCTGTGGGACCAGTTGGTCCCGTTGAGCCTGTACTACCAGTGGGACCTGTAGGACCTGTTGCTCCGTCAACACCAATAGTTCCGTTAGTTCCTGTGGCACCAGTGGGACCTGTAGCGCCAGTTGGTCCAAGCTGCGTGTACATAACCTGAACTGCGGTAAGAATGATTGAAGGTATTGCTGGATATACTGGAGATGTTCCAGCAGGTAGCGATTCAACCATCAAAGAAGTGCTGTCCCCAGCCCAAAAAACTTGAACATAATCGCCCGCTGTAGCAGTTGCCACATAGTTAATTGTTACAACTTGACGGCTAGGGTTTCCCGCACCCTTACGCGCAGGCATATCAACTTCTGTAGCTGAATCAGGATAATCAATTCCATTTTTCTTTAGCCAGAAGATTGCTTTCTCCACGGAGTTAGCAAGGTTAGTTATCTGAATGGAAAATGTAAGACTGTAAGTTCCAGCGTAGGTGAAGGTAACCTGATTGCCACTGGCGATGCTAACGCCATTTGCTTCTGCGGTAGTTCCAATGGCGATAACTTGCGCTGTAGATGTAGAGGCAAGAACTTGATCGGTCATGTCGTAGAACGAACCGTAATAACCTAATGCGCCACCAGCTCCAGTAGAACCAGTAACTCCTGTTGCACCTGTAGGACCTGTGGATCCCGTAGGACCAGTAAGTCCTATTGGTCCAGTAGGTCCAGGAACAGTGGAGTCAGCTCCAGTAGCGCCAGTAGGTCCTGTAGGCCCAGTAGAACCTGTACTACCAGTTGCTCCAGTAGGGCCAGTTACTCCCTGGATTCCCTGAGACCCTGTTGGTCCTGTTGGTCCTGTTAAACCAGTAGCACCAGTGCTACCAGTAGGCCCTGTAACGCCCTGTATGCCCTGTGAGCCAGTCGCACCAGTGCTTCCTGTACTTCCAGTAGGTCCAGTGCTTCCAGTGCTTCCTGTGGCTCCTGTGGACCCTGTAGGGCCTTGTGCGCCTTGGGCACCAGTAGGTCCTGTTAAACCTGTTACGCCCTGTCCACCTTGAGGACCAATAACACCAAGTTCAATAGTAACAGTTTCTGTGTATGTAACGTCAAGGGTTGTACGTTCAACAGGAATTTCAATTACTGAAGTAGGTAAAACTGAGTAGCCATTTGACATTATTGAGTTACCTCAGCAATTATTGCAAATCCGCCAGTTAAAATTTTAGTTACTGTGCCACTAGGTGAAGTTACTTCAAGGTCATAGACATAGTTGCCTGGAGTTAAAGCTGCTGTTTGAACAGCAGTAAGAGCAAGGGTAAACTTACCGTCAGTAGTGCCAGTTACAATGCGACCATTAGCTGTAGAAAGTTGTACAATAATAGATGCAGAATCAACATCTTGGCGAACTTGCATGTCTGCGGTATAACCAGTTACGTTTACGTAAGCATCATTTATTTTCCAGGCAGGTGCAGTGCTAAAGGTGTCACCCTGATATATAGTAAAATTAAAGCGCCCAGGTTGCACTATGCCTCCGTAATGTTAGGACCGTAGCCACCTGCAATTAGGCTTGTACGTTCTGCTGTTGTAAGTGGATAAATGTGTCCACCTTGGTAAAATTGAACTGCGGCTTCAAGTTCCTCGATACCAGGGGAGCGAAAATGTGAGTACGATCCGTCGCTGTTAAGTAAAACGGTATCTGCTTGGTTAAGACGGTAGCGCGAAAATAAAGGGCCACCGCCTGCAGGACCTTCTTCAACTGTGGGTGGGGTGAAGTAATAAGTCACTGCTGTCCTTTCAAAAGTTTTGGGGGTAGTGCAGTCCCCGCCCGTTATGTGACGGGGACCACACCAAATTACCTAGAGTTTAATTAGGTAAGGTTGATACTTGAACTTGATTCAATACGGTAAAGCGCAGCTTCACGGTAACGCTTCCAGCCAAGTACGCCATACCATCCGATTGGACGGAAGCGCATCAACTTGTCAACAACTGGGCCAATGATTACATGTGGCTCTTCTGCAATAGCTTCTGCAAGCGCTTGCTGACCAGCAAGGATGGTGCGGAATACGCGACCACTTGAAAGTCCATCAGTTGTGTTGTATAGACGAGGGGACTCAACGAACATTGCACCTTCGTAGGTACCGATGGAGCCTGGCCATAGTTGACCTGCACCTGAATCGTTGTATACGTGAGCCTCACGCCATCCACCTGCACCAGTCTCAGCACGAAGATCGTGTGAAACTTCAGGGTGGATACCACACCAGTATAGTTCGCCCATACGTGGGACAGCCTTGCCAGCACGAAGCTTGGCTACTGCCTTACGAACGTCAGCGGACTTAAGGGTGTTTGTGGCACCAATGTAGACAGTGCCAGTTGCGGCAGTGCCTGTTGAGTTGGCTGAATAGATTACGTTAGTTCCACCGCGTAGTTCGGTCTGAGCTAGGTCATCTAGTGAGTCAGCCATGTTGAAAGCAATAATGTTTGCAATCGCTGGATCAACGTCAGAAAGCGAGAATAATTCAAGCTTACGAGTTGCCAATGCAGCATTACCGTATTCGTTTAGGGTTACTGATACAGATGTGGTGTTGCCAAGAGCAACTGCATCTGGATCTGTGGTTTCAGTTAATGCTGAGGTAATCTTAGACATGTCGCTGTAAAGCTGGAACACGACTGAGGAACCTGGCATTGCCTGTTGCGCTGGGCGCTTGTCTGCAACGTCGCGGATCAGTGGGATCGAACGAAGGGCAAACTCTACATAACGGTCATAGGCCGCTTGTACCAAGCTGGTACCGAGCGAACTGCCGCCTGTATCTGTAAATGCGTTAGCCATTTAGTTACCCCCTCCTTGGGGGTTAGGGTTTGTTGTAGTTGCTGTTAACGACCTGTGGACATACCAAAGATCAGTTGATCCAGCTCTTCCTTGCTATTAGTTGCGGCTAAACGAGAACTTAAATCCTCATCACGACCTGAACTTGTAGCAGTAGAAGTGGATTCCTGAATACGGCGAGCCGATTCTGGAGCCACAATGTCGTCTGATTGCCCATTGGTTTGATACCCAAATACATCTGAGTATTCATCAAGCCATAGAGCAACCTTTTCGGGTGTATCCGCATCTGCTGGAATGAACGCAGCAATCTTTGGATTAACGCCCTTGGTTTCCAGGACGTCCTTTACGGTTCTTGTACGGGACTCTGAACGCAACGAAGTAAGTTCATCTCGGAGTTGCTTTGACTCTCGTTCAGCTTTCTTCAAAGCCTTGCGAAGGTTTGCAGGACCGCTTTCTTCTTCACTATCGAAGTCGTCGTCTTCGTCGTAATCGTTGTACTGGTTGGCCATAGCAGCCACTCCCTTTCATTGTTAGGTTTAGCGCGAACCACAACACAAGCAGGGGAACCTGTATTGGCTTTCACTGTCGGACTTATATACGCTCACACGGGCCGATGGATCTGTGAGGAGTGGATGTGTGCGGAATCGAACCGCGTGCCGTATCTGTCCGTCATGCGGATTTAGATTCGGTCTAACCTTTCACACCCTTAGGACTAAAACTGTCCCGACTTGCCTGTCTTTAATGAACCAGCGGCTACGCCAGACTGTCCACTAAAAGTTGATGTTTCCATTTGTCCAAGCTTTTGACGCTTGCGCTTTGCAGACTCAAGACCAGAGAAGACCTCTTGCTCTGCAGTAGTCTGGTCATAAGTCTGACCATAAACTTGACCAAGTTTTGAAGCGGTTGGAAGTATTCCAGCAATAGCGCCGTAACCTTGTTCTGCACTGTATCCAGTAGCAGGGCCACGTTGTGCAAATTGCTCTCCAAGGTTAGTTGCTTGTAGACCTTGTTTAACAGCAGCAGTTCCAAACTCAACGGCCTTAGCTTGCCTCTCAACAAGAGGTAGTGCACGCTCTGGGTCTAACATAAATGCGGTCATCATGCCTTCGTCAATACCGTAGATATCCCGTAAAGCTTTTGTGTACGCTGGATCTGTATTGTTTACAGCGCGAGCTGCTGAATCTGCTCGTAGTTTAATTTCACTAGCAGAAACATCTTGGCCAATAAACCCAGAGAAATCATCTGGACTATCATAGAAACCAACGGGAAGCCCAGCATCTTTAAGAGTTGCTCGGTAAGCTTCTTCTGTTGCTAGGTACTGGGATGGACTCAAAGGAGCCAGCCCATTTTTAATGCGGGTTTCATTGGCAGAAAATCTTTGTTTGTACACTGTTGTGTTTGGCAATAGATCTGAAACAATTTGAGCTGGTGTGTAAATTGCTTGCCATCCAGTAATTTGTGGAAGCAATTCGTTAATTTGAGAATTAGTAAACCCAAGGTCTTTAAGAGTTTTAGTAAAGACTTCACGGGCATCCATTGGTGGTACTACTGGTTCAGCCATTACATCTTTCCAAACTGTCGGGCAATTTCAGAAGCCAAACCAGTCATATCTTTAACTGCAGTGTTAGTTTTGAAATAGCGATCATCTTGCTTTAACTCACGTTCAAAAGCCCATACTGGTTTAGCAACTGGTTTGTTTTGTTCGTCAAAGCCCATCAAGGCTTGTGAAATTGTTGGATCATTTAAGTCAATGTCAGTAGGTGGTAACTCTAGGATCCTGGCCATACTCTGTACATACGGTGAAGCAATGGAGGTTACTGTTTGACCAGCATCAATTTGAGCAGCAAATGCTCCATACTTACTCTTGGCATCATCTTTAATTATTTTATCGTAGTAAGCCATATTGGATTGACCAGACAATGTGCCTTGAGCTGCATTGGTAAACCATTCATCACCATATTGCAAACCCATGTTAGTTGCTTGTTCTTTAAGTTTTTGTATAGTAGTAGCGGCTTCGCCACCTGTACCAGTTATGCGACCAGTAGCAGCAACGTGTTGTTTTAGTAATGCTTCATCTATACCTTTACCCCATGAAAGAAATAAGGTGTCATTGGCAAGTTTGTCAACGTCAGCAGGGTTTAACTCAAATCCCATGTCCCGTGCAGTTTGAGCAATCTTACCTTTAATTTCAGTTAGAGAAGCGTTCCATGCGCCAGGATCTGATAGGCGTGCAGTTTCCGCTAAACGCCATGTTGGTCCGTTAGACTTAAACCAACTTGAGTTTTGAAAAGCAGCTTGAAATTTATCAGGAGACCACTTTTCTGCAACTGCCTGATTAAATAAACCTTGAAGCTCTGGGTTGCTATTAACTAAAGCAGCTTGCACACCATATTGTGCAGCAAAATCTGGAGCAGATGCTTGGGAAGTATTTGCAATATCGGTAACCGAAGATCCCGATGTGTTAGCTTGGATTCTTTGGGCTAGAGATCCTAAAAATGCTTTTGGATCAGTGGTTGCTGTAACTGATTTCAGGTTATTCATTATGTAAGTTAACTCATTGGCACTTACACCTTCGCCAGTCCTAGCGGCTTGATTGTAAATTTTTTGAGCTGCTGCTTTTTGAGATTTTGGAAGTGCATTAATAGCGGCTTGAACCTGTGCTTTAGTTGCCATTAAATGCCACCTCCAACTGGGCCTTGTAGTGTGCTTAACATTGCATCAAAATAAGTAGTTGCTTTTTGGTAGGAAGCAAACTCTGGATTTGCTTCTGCTTGCTGTTGCATAAACCCACGCTCATCTACACCACCAGTAATAACAGAATCACCTGTGGCAGATGTTTCAGTTATTGTAGGATTTTGTTTAAGAGTATTATTTAATGACTGATACAACATGCGTAATTCATCATCATTAAGTGCACGGCCAACAGAATTTTGGTAAATACCATCTGCAGCAGAACGAACCTGTTGCATGGTATATTGAGTAGTTTGCCTGCGGGTAGAAGCCATGCTTGTATTGCCAGTGCCATCAGGGTCAGTGCCAGGTAGCTTTGCTGTTGCCTCAGCAACTGATAACTGTATTCCATTTTTAGCAGCAGCGTTAATAATTGCTTGAACGTTTGGATCTGTTACTTGAGCAATTATTGGAGATGCTACATTAGGGCTAGATCCGCGTCTATCTTCGGCACCTTGCATTGAACCAGGGGTAACAACAGGTTTTGTTGTTTCACCTTTTTGTTCCTTGGTGGGATCAGTAACCTTTGAAGGAACTACATTTGGTTTGTAGCCTGGAGGTTCAGTACCAAATACTTTTACGTACTCAGCAACAATAGGATCAAGTGCAGCTTGTGCATTAAGTGCTGCTTGCTTATCCTTGGGATCTCCAGTCTTACGGTACTTGTCAATAAGATCTTCACGTCTGCGATAAGCAACACCATACTTACTGGTAATACTAGACTTAGTATTATCCTCAGTGCGCTGGTCTTTGCGAGCGTTTTTACCAGCCTCTACTTGTGGGCGAGGAGCATCAAGTGAAGCGCGTTGCATATTTTCTCTTGCAATGCGTTCTTCAATTTCTTTTTTGGCTGCATACTCAGCATCTGCCTTAGCTTCGGCAGCTTTTTTCTTTGCTCTGGCTTTTCTTTCAGCTTCTTTCTTGGCTTCAATTTCAGCCAAGCGCTCTTCGATTGTTTTATTTTCTGCCATTACTGAGCAACTCCCTGTGAATAAACGGCATCATAAACCGAATCGTAAGATAACCAGCGGTCATACAAATCTCCAAAGCCAATGTCTTCCTGCTTTAATTTGTTGGCAACCGATTCAAATGCAAACTTAATGTCAGCATTTGTTTTAGCGTTAATGTTTTTAGACTCACGTGATGCGAGTGCAGCCTCTGTTGCTGTTCGTACTTCCAGGTACACCGCAATAGATTTGAATGTTGGATTGTCACCGTACTGGCTCATAAACTTTTCATTGTTTGTAATGGCTTCAAGACCACGAATAATCTTGTTAGTCTTTGATCCATCGGTATCTAAGTAATCGTCATACCAAGCTGCATTATCTTTACCTAGTTGAGCAACCATCTGCTTTTTCATTGAAGCTAGATCTGCGCCAGCTTTGGATTGAAGGTTAGTTAGCCCACGACGCTGCATCTCTGAATCAATGTTAGCCATAACATCTCGATATTTAATCCAACCAAGTGAACGCTCGTTATCTAGAGCAGCTTCTGCTGGATCCTTACGGGTACGGTAGAACTCACCTGAACTTGGAGAGATAGTATTAGTCTGTTGCCACATGTAAGCAGCCTGGGAAAAATCGTAAGCCTGGCCAGCATTAGTTACAATACCAATAAGTTTAGGATCAATCAATGACAAATCTGTAATTAAATCAGCGTGTGTTTTAGCGTTACTTACAGAACCAACAGATGCAAATGAACCAGTAGTATTCTTTGATAACGATTGAGTAAATTCAAAGAAGTCATCACCATAATCTTGCCAATATTTAGTTTGAGCATCCATGCCAAATTTTTCTTGATACTGTCTCCACTGGTCAATGTAGAACTTGTATGGTGTTTGGAATTGTGGAGCAAACGGCAAGATTAAGTTAGCAACAGTACGCATGTTGTAATACGCATCAGTCATCTTCTCAACTTCAACAGCAGTAACTGCAGGCTGTCCCGCTTCACGACGCTTGTGCTGTTCCGTTGTCCAGATTAAAGCATAAGTGTTGGCGTACTGTTGGCTGCTTTGGCCATCTTCCTTAGTAAGCTGACGCTTAACCCAGGCTGGCAAGAAAGCACGAACTGCGTTACGCTCTGGTCCAAATGGAATTGCCCACTTTAAGCTGTCTTCAAGTTCTGGTTTTTTCTTAACCATTTCTGAAATTGGAATAGCAACATAAGGACCAACAGGTATCTGTGCAATGTCTCCCTGGAATACAACATCAAGGGATCGCTTTTGAATACCCATCTGAGTTAGTGAGGTAAGACCCTTGCCAATAAAGGGAGCGTTCTGTAATGACTTAGGAACTTCAAGCCAGATGTAATCATTAACACTTGCTTGGTCTGCTGGAACTGGGTTACCGTTTTCATCAGTAGCAATACCTGCACGGTTAGGTGAAGTAAATATTAAGTTAGCGCGAGTAATTGTCTGCGGCTTTTCGTAAGCAATTCTAGCCCAGGTCTTAGCGGTGTTTTCAAACGCTGAAAAGAATGGGGAAATAAATCTCATGTAATGAGCAAGATTGGTTTTACGGTCAATGGTAAACAACGTGGATTTTAGTTGACGCAAAGCAACTTTATGAGTTACGGACATTGCTTCGTCCATCTCTTTGCTAGTTAAACGACGTGCGTTTGTACCCTCAAACATAGTTACGCGACGCTGTAACTCAGTACGGTAAAGAGAAATATATAATGGGTGACGAGCTATTAGATCTTCTGGCATTGAGCCAATTAACCTAAACACTCCATTAACAATTTGCTTAGCGTGGCCGCGAGAAACAAGGTTTAAGTTTTCTTCAAGGATGTGTCCGTGAATTGTTGGCAATCCATCAGTACCAGTAAATGTACCACGTAGCATGTCAGGACTAATTGGCGCACTATCCGTTGAGTTAATTAGTAACTGGCGTAAGTCGCGGCTAGGAATGTAACTATCTACAAATCCTTTAACGGCAGCAACATGCCCATCAATTTCCCATGAGTCTAGGTTTAAGCGCTTTGCTGTGATGCGACCTTCTGGGTCTATTCTTAACCACTTGGCTACATCGGCAGGATCTGCACCGTCTTGCATTAATTTCATTGCTACAGCAGAATTACGGAACTGGTAGTTTAGGGCTTGTGACCAAGCTTGGTAATAGTTTGCTGCATCTGGTTTAACTTCACCATAGCCAGTCTTTGTAAGACTGCGGGAGAATAAACCAGCATTGTCATCAACCAAATTGTTCATTGAGTTTTCTGCGCTGGCATTAGTGCGGTGAATGTCAGCAAACTGACCACCTAAAGCATCGGAGAACTCGTCGTAATTGTCACCAAATGCAGATTTTATTTTCCATTTGCCTTGGCCAACCTTACGTTTTTCTCCACGCTTTCCTGCTTTTTCTAATGCAGTAAGTTGGTTATTGTAATCTTCACGAACAGATTTTTTATCAGCAATGGCTTTTTCAATAACGCGCATGTCAGATTCTAGTTGAACATTTGGTGTAGTTGGGGAGTAAGTCTGTGATGCGTTCTCGCCATACCAAGCGTTAGCTTCGTCTGTGTATTCAGCAAGTGAACTTTCCAGCTTTGACGTTTCATAGTATGAATCAAACTGGGCAATGCCATCATTTACATACTCATCAAGAGTCTGTCTGCGCCATGGTGCTTCAATGTATTGCTGAGGTGATTTACCGTTGCGAACAGCCATGCCACGTAATGATGATTCATCAAGGAACTGGTAAAATTCGCTACCAAATCCATCTACACTTGCTGCTGACAAACGACCAGTTGAAATAATAGCAGATAACTCATCTGCGTTTAATCGTCCATCTTTGTATGCTGCTAAGATTTTATTTAATGGAATTAAACCTTTGGTTTCAAGTAACTTGATATCACGTTTGTCTAATCCAAAAGCACTTATTGCTTCTTCTTGCTTGGCAGCATAGTCCTCATCAATGACTACACGATGTTCGTCAGCTAAGCGCTTGGCTTCAACCTTAGAAGCTTTTAAGTATTCATCACCCTTAAACCCAAGGCGATCTGGAAGTATTCCCTGGTCTAGTAAGTTAACTTCTTCATCAGTGTATTTTGTGCTAGTAAAAATTGGATCTTCTGGTGGTACATAGCCATTGAACTCATCAAGTTGTTTGTTGTATTCATTGGCAATGCCTTGGTACTTTACTTGCAGTTCTCCAAGTTCACTATCAACTTTATCTAAGGAACGTTTAGTTGACTGGTATGTAACTGGCTTACCAGAAATTGATAAACGGTCTACGGTCCGAGCAGTAAGAGTATCTCTACTGTTAAGCGCAAGGTTCTTTATGCCAGGTCCAAGGTGACGCATAGATGCCATGGATCCAACAGATGCAGCAATACGAAGCTGTGCTTCAGTACCGTTACGGATTGTGTAACCAAGGCGCATAAGAACGCCAGCCTTAAACATAACTTGAAGTATGTCCATGGCTCCAATAAATTCGTTACCTATGCCATAGATTGTTGCAAGTGATTTGCTTTTTGTGGCAAGTTTATGTTGTCTAAGCACGGACTCTAAAAGATCTAGGTCCATCATAGGCAAATAGTTTGCAGTCTGAGATTCAAATACTGGCGCACTAATTAGGCCACCATCTTCGTCAATCATAAATCCGTTTTTGCGTAAAGACTCTTGAGCACCCATACGTGAGCGCCAGTGATTTTGATAAATTTTATTTGCATCTGCACGGGAAATACCATATTTAGCAGCAATAGCTGAGAATCCTGCGTTTTCAATAATGGATAAAGAGACGGCGCGATCTTCAGGAGTTGTGGCTCTGTAGTATCCAGCCATCATACCAGCAGCGCGTTCGTCCGTAACACCCTTGAATTGTTTTAATACATCTGAGTCAGGTGGAAGGAATGTGTACATGTCATCGCCAGCAATGCGGTGAGCACGGTTAACAAATGCCATAACTTCAGCGCTTGATTCTGCTTCATTAAGATTAACAATTCCAGCTGGGCGCTCGTTACTTGGACTAGATATAATCTGATACATGCGGTGAAATGGAGTTGGTTGCCATGCTTCAGCACGGGTTTCACCAGCAACAAATTTAGCCGAACGACCCTTAGCAAGAAAGTCATCTACTGCTTGCATTGGCCGTGCACCTACGGTGCGGTTAATTACTCCACCAGGTGTTTTAGCCATTTGCTCCCATGAAGCAAACATTGCATCGCTGTTACGTAGATCTTCAAGTTCACGCAATGCGTCATTTACAACTTCTTGATCTGTATGTGGAAGTTCGTGAACAGTATTTTTTCCATCTTCCTTTTTAAGTAAAAACTTTTGAAAAGGATCTAAGATACCTTGCTGGCGAGCCATTGGATTACCAATGCTTGCACGTACATTCTGTAATTCATCTAATGCTCTAAAGTCTGCAAGACCAGCACGCATAACAAGTGCAACATCGTATGGGCTATTTGCCTGTCCTAAACCATAAGCAAGAGTGTCTCTCATTGGAGACTTGCGAATCATTGGATGATTGTAAGCATACTCTGCGCCGTTGGCAGTAAAATCATCAAGTACTTTACTGTACTTATTTGTTATTCCATTGGTAGGATCTGCTGCTTCTACAATATCGTTAATTGCTTTAGCTGCTTTTTGAGAGTTGTTAATGTTGTTAGTTACAAGGGATGAGCGACGGGCAACTTGAGCCGCTTTACCACCAACAATAGTTACATCGCCAAAGATTTGAATACCAGTGTCACCAAAACCAGACCAAAAACGTGGAGCACCAGTAGCAAAGAACTTGTCTACAGCAGCAGCATCTTCGTAATTAATCTTATCTACAGCCTGTTGACCTGGCAAAACAGCGCCAATTCCACCTACAAGGGCTTGACCAAAAGAAGTATCTTGTGCCATGTCATAGGCTTTATCCATGTCACCACCCGTTTGAGTAGCAGCAAGTATGCCTGTAGTTAATGGTTCACGTACGTACTCACGGTTAAAGGCGTCTATCTTTTGCAGCCCCTGTTTAATTCCAGGTGTTTCAGCAACGTCAGATACTGGTTTAAGCATGGCTTGTGCCCAGCTTGTTCCAGCACTCTTAAAGGTGTTGGCAAAGCCATTAAAATCTTCATCATCATTCCACGGAGCAGAAGCTATATCCCAAAGAAACTTTGGTTGTGCTACTACTGCGCCAGCGGTATCTTGGGCTAATGTGCCCAGACGATCCCAGAAGCTCAAATCATCTCCCGCAACTGTCGGATGATGTTGCGTGTCTCTGGTGATGTACTGGAACGGGAAGCGACTTGCATAAGAACTGGCATGTATGAGGCTATTGTGGCCTTAAACTCTTTATCTGCCGCTACTTCTTTTGCACCTAAACCTAGAGAACTCATGCCTGGCCCAGGGCCAGCATCTGCACCAGAGGTTACAGGCTCATTAGGGCGCTGTGTTGGTGCGTTAAATGGTATGACGGGGGCAGACTCAGGCATCATGCCAGAGGCGGCCAAAGGCGCTGCCTGCTGTTGTGCCATGAAAGCCTGCCCCTCGCCATACGGAAGACCAGATACGTACTGTGCTGCTTGTGAGTCTGCTGGTCCACCATCGGTACGCTGCGACAATGCGCCTGGGCCTGAAGCTGGCGCTGGGTTTGCTGGGGCTTGATACCCACCTTTTCCTGCCATAATTCTACCGCCTTTTTAATTAAACCGAATGATTTTACTTGCAGACCAGAACACAGTTCTGGACGTTTATTTACTTACAGCCTTTGCCTGAACCTTTGGTTCCACTTGGCTTTGCACTATGTAAAATTGTGCTTGCGCTTGGCTTAGCTGGGCTTGGTGTTCCACTTGTGTGTGGAGCATCGTAGTATACTTTACCCATTGAACCTTGGTTCGCTGGTTTCTTTCCTGATCCGAAAGCCATTATATTTCTCCTTTTATCCTGCTGGCATCATTCTTGTAACACTCGAAGAGAGTGTTGGATTTCCCCTGCCGTTAAGACCAGCAAGGAGATATTGAATTGGAGGCTTTCCGCCTACCCCTACCTGACCAGGAGCTACACCCGTAGGTGAACCCGTCAGTGGATTGAGTCCAGAAACACCACCGCCCGCAGCAGCGGCCGCTTCTTCTGGAGAGCCAGGGACTGCAGGCTGCGATCCAGGTGCGGACGGTGGTGGCTCTGGGGCGAATACTTGAGCAACGATAGTTTCAATAGCATCACCTTTGAGGCGACCATCTATGATTGCTGCTAGTTTTCCAATAAATTGTGAGGGATCTTGCCCGCTTTGTACCAGTGCTGGTAGCGATTGGGCTAGACCAGAGACTGCAGCAAGTAGCGAATCACGCATTTTCTCGACTTCAATCTTCTGTTCTTCTTGGGTTACGTTAATTTCCCATGGCATTTGACGGCGCAAGAAGTCGCGTGAGATCAGTTGATCTCCACGTGCTTGCAAACCAAAGACTAAAGCTTGATTAGGGTTAAGGCCAGCCATCAAACCGTAGGTAACATCTACTACGTATTCGCCTGCAATGTCCTTAGATGGGGTGTATTCCACCTGGAAGGGTGCACCTGCATCCATACCCTGTACGGTTTTACGTACATTCTTAAAGATTTTTTCGTCAACCTTAAAGCAAAGGGACATAACCTGGGTCAATGCTTCAGCAAATACAGTCTGTGCTGTCTTAACCTGAGTATCAAATCCACCCATAAGGGCTTCTACGCCACGGCCTGTAACGATAGAACCAGACATGTTACCAAGGCGACCCTCTGGGTAACGCCCACCAACACGTAGCTCTTGGTCTAATGCTGCTGATTCCTGGAATAAACCAGGAGGAACATTAAGATCTACACGACGAATCTTTTCTGGGGAAGCCGAACGAATAGTGGCATCAGGGCCAATTTCCATTACGTTTACATCTGCTGGTAATGCGTATGGT